ACATGCCCGTTGCGCAGTCATACACCCAGGTATTCGAGCCCCCCGGAACGGTCAGACAGTAGAACTGATGCCCGGCTTCCTCATAGGTGTATCCAATCGCATCCGCAGGCAGCCAGTCAGAAATCGAATGCTCAACCGCGTGATTCGAGATCCGCTGGAGTTGATACCCTTTGGTCCGGACCACCTTTGCGCCGCCGCGGTGATCGGATGCGACGAAGAACAGCCCGTTATCGAGCGCTTGAATCGTATCGGACGCGAGCACGCCCTCATCGATAAACGCGCCCGGTATGCGCACAAACGGAAAGTCAGCGTTGCCGGAGTTGTAGAAAATCTCAATCGAGCGCCGCCCGAACAACCAGAGTTGCTCACCGTCGGCGACGGCCGCTACCAGCCTATCGGGAGCGCCCATCTTCGAGCTGAACTCTAACGCGCTCCAATTGGCCGGAGCCGCGCCATTGAGCAGATCCGAGATATAGAACTCGTTTGTGTCCGGCTTGCAGCGGAAAAAGTATCCATCGAGATAGCCTATATAGGAAGCATCGACAACCTCGACCAGTGAGCCGGAGTTGTAGCAGTACGCTTTCGCGCCGCTCCGCACGAGTATCTGATTCCCATTGCTGAAAATCTGCGCCGCCCGCGCATCCGATGTCATGCCGGTTCCGAGCGTTGAGTACGTCCCGCTTGTCGTCAGCTCATACAGCGAGCCGCCAGAAACCGCGAGCACCCGGTTATCGCCCGCCCACAACGCGCGTACAGGATTCGCGCCCAGGTTCGCGAACGGTGCCAGCCCGGCAACGTTCAACAGCATTACTTTGCTTTTTGCGTTGCCGGATTGATCCAGCTCAGGAAAGAGGTTGATGCACTTCTCCGCGTTGAAATTACGCGAGCGCGCGGTATACGTGGGACCAACAAAACCGAATGTAGACATGATGGATGAGGTACTGAACCGCGCGCGTCAGCAAGCGGTGTGTGTTTCTTTAAAAGCCGGTGAGGATATCGAAGCCGCCGCGCCCGCCATAGAGGAGCGCCGAATCTACCGAGAGATCGTGGACAGGAGTGTTAATGCTCTTGATGCGGCCTTTGTATTCTGCCGCCTTGGCTTCAATCGAGCCGATGTGAACCTGAGAGATTTTCGCGCCGTACGCAAACGACGGCCCGAGCTGCGCCGCCAAATTGAACCGGAGAGCCAGCGCGTAGCCTTGCGGAAACGCGTAGGAGGTTTCAAGGTTCTCGAACGCTTGCAGAGCTTGCCAGGGATACAGTACGAGCTGATCGCCCGCGGCCGGAGCCGGTTGCACATGCAGCGAAGCAACCGGAAAATCATTGTCGTGATAGACGCCGTGTTTGCCGGACGCCCAGCGCTCGCGCGTCAGCAGCTCGACAGGTTGCTCCGGAACACCCGAGCGGATGTAACCGGCCGCTTCGATGCGCGCCGGACGGTTGCCCTCAAGATCGCCGAGCACATACACCGTTTGTCCCGCGGCCAGATCGTAGACCCGCCGCGCGATGGTATGCACGGCCAGCCGTTCGATGTTCCAACCGTCGATCAGCTCATTGAGAGCCGTACGGCAATCTTCGAGCGCTTCCGGTGACATCGTTTGTCCCGGACGCAGCACGCCCAGCAGCCGGAGCGCGCCGTACGCGAGCCCCGATGCTGAGACAGTGATAGCGGTAGCGGACCCGGTAGGCCCGCCCCACGGAGTACCCGAACTCACGGACACACCTTTAACGTTCCGCCGTCGTTCCACACCTTACCCGGTTGTGCGCCGGTGCAGCTTGTCGCAAGGTTTCCGAACGTTGGCGAAGCTTGCAGGAATCGGTTATCGATGTAGTGACCGCCGAGGTTCGTTGTTCCAGCAAACGACATCCCCCAGCCCGGAGTTACGTTCGGCCCGATCACATGGAAATCGTCCGCATCGGTTGCAACGAACGTGCCCGAGCCCGCGCCCTTGTCGTTGATGTGATTGCCCTGGACAATGCAACGGATGCCCGTTTTGCAATGCACCACAGGGTTACCGAAGGTTTGGCTTGCTTCGCGATAGAACGTGTTGCCGGTGAGTGTGGCCCGGTAGCCGGAGCCGCCGTTGAGATCCACCAGCACATCAGGCGATTGTGTAGCCGCGTTGTTGGTGTTGCGATCAAACCGCGAGCCGGTAACCTGCAGGCCTTCCCCTGTATAGGAGTTGGTTGTGGACTTGACCGAGATACTCGGTTGCGAGTTGGTGTTGTTCAGGAACCATGAATTGCTGATGGAGAGCCCGCCGTTATTGACGAGAATCAGCGGTTTTGCGCCATCGGCAGCCATCGTGTGATACGTGTTCGCCAGGAACAGCCGCCCGCAGTCCATCGTCAGATTGCCGTAGGTATCAAAGCCGGTGCCCGTCACGCGCGAGAACGCGCAGCCCTGCCCCTGCAGGTTCGCGTGAAACAGCATCGCGTTCTTGTTGATGAGCATGCCGCCGATCACATGGAGCGCGTCCAAACGGCCTACTTTGATACCGACCGTCGTATCGTTGTAGAACGATGCGCCGGTGATGCCTTGCGGCCAGAAATATGGTTCGATGATGTCAACCTTATCGAGGATGCCATCGAGTGAAATGTAGTAATCGCCCGCGGCCGACATTTCGAGGTGATCGAACGTATAGCGCCCGCCGACACTCGGAACCCACGCCGAGCCGTTCCACGTGCCCGCCGCCTTGATGCCGTTCCACGCTTGGTAAATGCCCACGTTGCGGATCTCAGTACCGTAGGTGCCCGAGATATCGAACGCCGGAGGAAACTGTGTGCAAGTGTCGCGAGTCAGGCAGTTTGTGTGTGAGAAGCCAATCTGAAAATCCTCAAAGATCGGCCCGTAAGTTCCGCTCGAATGGTCCGCAGCCTTGAACACGCCGTCCACCGTCAGCGGGAAATCCGGCATCACGATAAGCTGCGTCATGCGCCGCCCAGCGCCTTGAATCTTCCAGCCGCCGCGGTAGTGTGTCGGAGCCCCGACCATCGGCGGAACGTAGACCGGCCCGCGCAGGATCAGCCCGCCGTCGTTTTCCGGATCGTCCGTACGCGGTGAAGCCGGTAAGCGGATCTCCCGCGGTGACCACAGATGCGCGTAGAGAGCTTCCTGAATGCCCACAGTGGCACTCTTGATGCTGGAGCCGGTATGCGAGTTAGCCGGAGTGAAAATCAGCGTCCCGGTTGCCGCGCCGGAGGTGCAGGTTCCGCCCGTGATGAGGACCGCTTCCGCCGTCCCGGTGCCGCCGTAGACGTACAGGTAATGCCGCGTGTTGGTGCCCGCTACGCCTTGCGGACACGGTGTCAGTGTGACAACGTTCTGGATGCCGCCCGTCAAAGCTTCCGTGAGGGATTGCGGGGTGAAGTCGTACGTCTGCGCGCCGACGCTAGTTTCGTTCAGGTTCGGAACGTTCGAGAGTCCCACGCCGAGCGCCGCTTGCATCGCCTTAATCTCCGCGCTCAGCGCGTTGAAATTGTGCGCAACCGGATAGCTCGCAACGGTACGCGTTGCGCTATGCTCCACTGCCGTAGTGTTGTCAAAGCCGCGGGAAACCGTCACGGATGTATTGCTGTGATTGACCGCGGAAACGCTCATCACTTCGCGCTCGCACGTCAGCAGCATGTTTGCCGTGATGCCGGTGGTATTCAGCAGATACAGCGTTGTATCGCTCGCGCTTGCACGCGTGCGGAGCTTCGTTTCGATGAAATTCCCGGCAACCTTCAGCGTTGCATCGGTAGCGAGCGAAGTAGGAAACGCCGCAGTCTGCGCCGTGGCAACCGGCAACGAACACACGAGTAGCCAGATAGAAATAAAAACTTGTTTCATTGTGTTGGAATCCGTTCGAGATTTAGGCAGCTTTGGAAGCTGTAGGAGCCACAGTTGCGGCCGGTGGCATATTGCCGGTTACTTGCGCATTGGTCACCAGCAGCGCCGCTTTCGCGTCCGCGGCCTGTTTGACCGTGAGCGCGTCCGTCGGACGCCCGTACTCCGGAGCCAGATCTAGAGCCAGCCCGAGCCGCAGCGCGCGCACATGCCCCGGTGGCAGATCGAGCGTTGCAGCGAGGGAAGCAAACGCCGTCATCGGCTTGTAGGAGTACAGATTCAACGTGGAGCCGTTGTTCACAATCGGAAACAGATGCACGTTACCCGTGGGATAGCCGCCGTCAAACCAGAGAACCTCTGCAAAATTGGAGGTTGCCGCGGAATCGAACTGCTTTGCTTTTGAGAAGCCCTTGGCGTCCACAACCTCAGCGTCGAAGGAGACGCCCCCGTTGGTCACGCTTGCCGCGTGAATCTTGACCGGCCGCGAAGCCAGCGCATACGATGCCGCGCCCGTCATCGCAACGGTATCAAGCGAGAGCTTGTAAATCGGCCCGGTTTCCGCCGACCAGCTCGACAGCAAATCGTTCAGCGCCTCAAACGCGTGATTCGATTCCGAGGTACTCGGAGACTCGGTTGCATCGAGCACACCGATTACGCGCAACGCGCCGTTAACTAGTTCTTGAACTGTCATGCTGCTACCTGTCCTGGAGTGATGCCGTGAACGTGATCGTTGAGAGCGGAGAGAGCCGCTTTAGAACTTGCCGCAATTGCCGGAACGGTAGCATCCATGCGCGCGCCGATGTACTCCGGAAACAGCGATACTGCGAGGTTGTACGCGAGCGCCTGTTCATAGCCAGGAGGCAGAGCAACGGTGTCGCTGATCGCAGCAAACGACGGCAGCGGCTTAAAGGAGAACAGCTCCAATGAGCCGCCGCTCGCCGGTGTAGGCCACAGGGAGACGGTTACAGCCGGGAAGCCATAGTCACAGTACAGTGACTTTGCAAACTTGCCAGCTCGCGAACGGTCTACAAGTGACGTCCATTGCAGCGCCGTAACCAGTTCGAGCGGTGCCGACACGCTCGACGCCACGACGGCCGCGCTTTTGATTCGAGTAGGACGAGCGGTGTTAATCGTTGCGCTTGGTCCCATCGTGTACGAGATCACGCCCGTTAGCGCGTGTACGTCTTTCACAACCTGGAACACGGGAACGTTCTCCGCGCTCCAAGCCGCGAGCAACTGATTCAGCGCCGCGAGTGCATCGGCGTATTCGAGTGTCGAAGCACTCCGGCCCGTGCGCAGCTCGCCGATCAGCCGCAACGATTGATTGATTAGTTCTTGCGCAGTCATCGCGCGCCTTTCTTGCGCTTGCGCGCTGATACTGTGATTTCGGGTGTTTGTTCGCCCTGGAGAGCTTCAACGTCAAACGCCGCGGGAGTTTCCGCCCAGCCCGCGCCGAGCGCCGCCTGTTCAGCCGGATCCTGGACGATTACGGGAGCTTCCGTGCGGTGATAGAGATACTTCGGGTATTGCTGCATGCGTTGAAAACCTTCAGAGGGAAAAAACGGAGCGGTTCGGGTAAGAACCGCTCCAAGAGTGAGAAGAGGAGAACTACAGACTAGCTCGCGATGCGGCAAGCCAGCTCAGGGTAGAGAGCTGCGTAGCCGTACAGAACATCGATACGGCAAGGGAACTTGTCCGTGCTGATGTTGTACTGACGAACCATACGCATTGACACGCCGAGCTGCTTATCGCTGACGCGAGCAGCCATATCGACGCCACCCGGCAACGGCAGATCAGCCGAAGCGAGCGTGAAGGCGTTCTTGTGGTACGCCAAGCCCTGCGGTGTGGAAGTGCTCGCAGCGCCGAGAACGGTGATTGCTGCGTTGTCCGCGGGCAATGCGTTCACGGTCTGGAACGCGCCGGAGCTGACGATGGCAGGCCACACGGGAATGGTTGCGTTGCCGCTTCCATCGCTCGACACATCGGCAGTCACAACGAACTGACGAGGTGAGCCGGTGCTCTGACGAGACTGCGGATTGACGGCCATCACGTTCGCGATGGTGAACACGTCACCTTTCTTCAAGCGAGCAGCCGCGGAAGCTGTCCAGCCATCGGTAACGAGCGAGGTTGCGCCGCTTGTCGGAACGCCATTCACCAGCGGAGTGCCGCCCAGCGGTCCCACCTGATGAGTGATTACGTTCTGATCCATCGAGAACTTGAAGCCACCAGCGACGCCCATCGTTCCGGTTTCGTACTGCGAAGCGATCTTTTCGGTGGACTGGAACAGACCCTTTACGGCGTCCACCAGCTCAACCTGCATCGCGGGAGACATCACAACCGAGCGGTTCTTATCGCGCGGTGTGGCTTCCTCATCGAGCTTCTGACCAGCC